AAATTTAGCTGAAAAGAAAACTACAAACTATGATAAGCTTCAGCAACATACTCCAAAACTTTTAGATCATTTTTCTGATGGGCCACCTTGCTTACAACATATTATTACGTTAGGCTTTCCAGAAGGGAGTAGAAATATTTCTTTGTTTAATGTTGGGGTTTATTTCAGAAAGAAAAATCCAGATGATTGGCAAGAAGATTTAATGAGATTTAACTACGAACATTTACCAGAAGCATTACCATCTGGAGAAGTGAATACTCTTATAAAATCAGTAAGCAGAAAAGAATATGCCTACACATGTAAACAAGCACCAATATGTAATTATTGTGAGAAATCAAAATGCATCAAAAGAGAATTTGGTGTCGGTGGATTTGGTGGTGGTTTAGCTATTGAGGTTGATGCCATTACAAAATATGAAACAGAAAACAAACAATCTGTTCGTTGGTATATTGAAATGCAAGGTGAAAGAATTGAGGTGACAACTCCTCAGTTATTAGATCAAAGACAACTACAAAAGATATGTGTGGAAAAATTAAATAAATGTCCTAGCACTATGCCTAGTCAGAAATGGGAAAAACGAATCAATGAATTATTGCAGAATGTAGAAGTGATTGTTGATCCAGATGATGCATCTCCACAAGGTCAATTTGAAAAGATGCTTGATTCGTTTTTAACTGGTAAAGTGCAAGCTAGACATAAAGATGAAATCATGAATGCAAAACCATATCATGATCCAGATGAAGCGAAAGTATATTTTAGATCAGAAGATCTCTTTGTTTATTTAGAAGCCAAAAGATTTAGGTATCCGAATCAGCATCAAGTTTGGTCATGGCTTAGAACTTTAGGTGGCGATAGAAATACTTTTAGGATAAAATCAAAACCAGTGAAAGTTTGGTCAGTTCCTGCACCAGATTTTTATGATGATGAACCACTAGATATTCCAAGTGAAATAGAGGAAGATTTTATATAATGTTAAAACTTAAAGATCCTATTATTTGTTGCATGTGTGGCACGAAAATATACAACGTAATGGATAGTCATAATCCAGAACCCATTTATAAATATCCAGAAAGATGCTGTAATGTTTGTAATGAAAAAGTTGTATTAGAACGAATCAAAGAAATGAAATATATTAAGGATATGTTTGAATGAATTGTTATGTTTGCGATGGGCCTCAAGTGTTAATATGGGGTGGTGATCATGACTTAGAAGAAGATGAAGATCATGAATATGTTACGAATTTGAGCTGCCCAAAGTGTGGATCTGTCGTTTATGTTTACTGGTCAGATGAGAAAGGAAAAAATAATGAGACATGTTCAGATCATACTTGGACCCCCTGGAACAGGAAAAACAACAACACTTCTGAATATAGTTGAACAAAGTTTAGCTAGAGGTATTGAACCAGAAAGAATTGCTTATCTTGCATTTACAAGAAAGGCAGCTCATGAAGCTCAAGAAAGAGCTATGGAAAAGTTTGGGTTTGATACTGGTAGATTTCCATTTTTCAGAACATTACATTCTCTTGCATTTAAAAGACTTGGTTTAAAAAGAGATGAGATAATGACCGATAAACATTTTAGAAATATCGGTAAGGCTATGGGAATTGAATTTAAAGGTATTTATGATGAAGATCTTGGAGTTCATATTGGCATGGGTTTGGGTGATAAGTGCTCTAGAGTTGAATCACTTTCTAGAGTTGGTCTTAGGTCATTAGAAAAACAATACGAATATATTAATGAAAATGATTTGAGTTTACATGCTGTCAAACAATATAGTGAAGCTTTGCAAAAATATAAAAAACAAAATAAATTATTAGATTTTACTGATATGCTAGAAAAGTTTCATGAACCATTACCAATAGATGTTTGTATTATTGATGAAGCTCAAGATCTAAGTTCTTTGCAATATAAAATGGCAATAACTGCATCTCAATATGCAAAAGAGGTTTACATTGCAGGTGATGATGATCAAGCTATTTTTGGTTGGGCAGGTGCAGATGTTAAAAAGTTTTTGAGTTTAAAAGGTGATCAAGTTATTTTACCACAAAGTTTTAGAGTTCCTCACTCTATTTATAAATTAGCAACTGATGTCGTAGGTCGAATTAAAAACAGATATGTAAAACCATACACTTCAAAATTAGATAAGGGTGAAGTTGAATATGTTTCTGATGAACAAGAAATAGATTTTAGTAAAGATGGCACTTGGCTTTGTATGGGTAGGAGTAAATATACTTTATATCGTCTAAAGCAAGTTGTTAGGCAACAAGGATATGGATACATATACAATGGTAAAAGTTCATTAGATACTGATGAAACCAGAGCAATCATGGCATGGGAATCCATGAGGAAAAATAATGAGATTAGTTTATTTGATGCAAAAAACCTAGCAAAGTATTTTACATTTAAAGTTAAGATTAGAGCAAAAGAAAGTTACACTCTTGAGGATTTTGGATTACCACCAGAATCTATTCAAAGAGATTGGATGGAAATATTAAAAGGTATTCCACCAGATGAAAGAGAATATTTAAGATCTTGCATGAGAAATGGAGAAAGATTTAAAGATAAACCTAGAATTACTATTTCAACAATTCACCAGTCAAAAGGTGGTGAAGCTGATAATGTTGTGTTGTTAACTGACATGGGAAGATTATCTTGGAATAGTTTAGGTAATGACGAAGAAAACAGAGTCTGGTATGTGGCACTTACCAGAGCAAAGGAAAATTTATTTTTAGTGAGACCAAGAGGTCTTAGATATTTTAATATTTAGAAAGGATTGTTATGAGCATAGAAATATTAGAAGGTAATTGTTTAGATACTTTGAAGCAGCTACCAAATGAATGTGTAAATACTTGTATTACTTCACCACCATATTGGGGTTTAAGAGATTATGGCACAGCTACTTGGATAGGTGGTGATCCTAATTGTAATCATATGAGAGATTCTAAAGTTAATCCTAATGGAAATACTGATACTGGTCATAAGGCAATGTTTGATCAAGAAAATGCTGTTGGGGATGCAATCTATAAATCTGAATGTCCTAAGTGTGGAGCTAAAAGAAAAGATCAGCAGCTAGGATTAGAAGATACTCCAGATCAATTTGTCGAAAACTTGGTTAATGTATTTCGTGAAGTTCGCAGAGTTTTAAAAGATGATGGAACTGTATGGTTGAATTTGGGGGATAGTTATTCAAGTGGTAGTAGAAAAACAACTACTAATCAAACTTTGCGTGGTGATTCAGAACTAGTGTCTATTAGACCACAACCAGTAAATAGTATAAAAGAAAAAGATTTGATCGGCATTCCTTGGAAAGTTGCTTTTGCTTTACAAGCTGATGGTTGGTATTTACGTCAAGATATTATTTGGCACAAACCTAATCCTATGCCAGAAAGTGTAAAAGATCGATGCACCAAGTCACATGAATATATATTTTTATTAAGTAAAAATGCACATTATTATTTTGATCAAGAAGCTATTAAAGAAGGCACAACTACCAAAGATAGTACAATTAGAAACAGAGATGAAACAAAATTAAATAACACACCAGGCAGAACTAGAATGGAAGGTTTGAAAACCAATGAATACGAAACTAAAAACAAAAGATCTGTTTGGACTGTTACGACTAAACCATATTCAGAAGCACACTTTGCCACTTATCCCCATGATTTAATTATTCCTTGTATAAAGGCAGGTTGTCCTGAAAAAGTTTGTGTTGATTGTGGTATGTCTTATAAAAGAATTACATCAAGAAAATCTGATACATTAAGAGTAGATAATTCAACATTAGATCGCTTTGGCACTGGTAAAGCAGGAGTGCATAGAAAGATCGGTGGTCAATACCAAAAATGGTTAAATGAAAATCCTTTAACAACAGTCGGTTGGGAAAAACAATGTAATTGCGAAACTAATGAAACTAAATCTGGCACAGTCTTAGATCCATTTGGTGGTTCTGGAACTACTGCCCAAGTAGCTGCTCAACTTAATAGAAATGCGATACTTTGTGAATTAAATCCAGAATATATTAAAATAGCGAATCAAAGATTACTGGATAGTTTAGGTATGTTTCTTGACCTTAAAATTAAATCACCACAAACAACTGAAAACATTAGATAAAAAATTTATTTGCATTTAGGGCTTGACAAAATACAAGCGAATCACTATATTATATATATAAGGCAATCAGAAAGGAAACAAATGTCATATATTATAGAAAAGTGGAACAAAGGCGAAATTTACTACAAAGGAATTTTTGGCAATGGAGTTGCTAAAAATAGAAATGAATTGATGGATTTTGAGCCAGTTGGCTTTGATCTAAAAAGTGAATTTAGACCACTAAATGAAGAGCAAGTAAAAAAATTATTTGAAGCAAAGCTAATAACTGAAGTTACTGTTGAAGCTACTAACAAAGCATATAAAGAGTATTTAGCAGACTTTTTCGCTGAGTATACAAAGAACCAAGCAAACAGAACTCAGGAAGAAATTAATGAGCAAAGGTTTGAAGCCAGAGCTGCAATGGGTTCTGGTGTAGAAATGATAAATATAATTACTGGTGAAAAGTACACAACTTAATTTAACTGGGGGAGAAATCCCCCACCATTTTAGAAAGGTAAAAAGATGAAATTCACAAAAGATAATTTACAAATTAAAAAAGGTGTTAATTGTAATTATATATTTTTTGGTCCAAAGTTTGTAGCCAGATTGAAATATGGAGCAAAAACATCTGCTCCAAGTTTTAGAAAATTCTTAATTGATAATTTTACAGTTGAAGAATATTTTGAACGTATTACAAATAATGAGATGCCATTGGATATTTTGAGGTCAAAAGGATATCTTTTGTTACACATTAGACAATGGCTCAAAAGAGATGGATATCCTCAGAATGTTGAGGGATATGAAACTTGGAAAAAAATTCGTGGATCTGGATGGGTCGAAGCTCAAGAAGGTGACAGACCTTAATAAGAAAGGAAGTAAAATGGAAAATGCTAAAAAATTAAAAGATCAACTTACTAAAGAATCTATTGGTCTAAATTTATTTGAAGCTCATGAAACTTTTAATAAAAGATCAAATTATGGATACACCTATAATCAATTTGGAGATGTTATGAAAGCATTATTTCCAGATGGATTAGACAGCAAACAAATGTGGGATAAAGATAACATAAAAAGATTTGGTAACTTAACAATGATTGTACACAAACTCATGAGGTACTGCAACCAGTGGGATGATAAACATAAAGATTCTATTCATGATTTAGGAGTATACGCATTTATTCAAGAGGGTATCGATGATTCAACTAAGGATTAGAACAGAGTATTCCTTTCGCCTAGCTTATGGCTCTATCGAAAAAATTGTAGCTCAATTTGGGATGGATGCCATAGCGATAACTGACAATGGTACATGGGGTCATGTACCATTTGTCAAAATTTGCGAGAAGTATAAAGTCAAACCGATACTTGGTGTAGAACTTCCTATCGGTGATATTGGTGGAAATATGATGGGATTTCTAGCTAAAAACAATCAAGGATTATCTGAGATTTATGAGCTAGTCACATTTAGTTATAAAAACAAATTAGATTATGAACATTTATTTGATGTATCTGAAAATGTTATAATGCTGTCAGGTGTAAATCCAGACTGGGGATTATTACCAATTACTAAAAGAGATCATTTGTATATCGAAATGAGTTCACCAAAAGCTTTGGAGTTTTGTAAGAAGAAAGGATTTAAACCAGTCGCAACATCCAATAATTATTATCCAACAATTAAAGATAAAGAAACTTATGAAATTCTTGTAGGTAGTAATAAACTTCCAAATGCTAAACCAATTACAAATGATTATGAGTTTCCAAGTTGGATACCTAGAGAAGCTAAAGAAAACACTCACTATATTGCCAATGAATGTAATGCAACTTTACCTACTGCTAAGATGGTATCTTTTATATCAGAATATTCTCTGAAAGATCTTTGTATTATAGGTGCTAAGAAAAAAGGTATTAAGCTTGAAGGTGTTTATAAAGAAAGATTAGACAGAGAAATAGAGACAATCAAAGAAAAGAATTTTGAGGATTACTTTTTTGTAATTGCAGATATGGTTGCCTATGCCAAGAAACATATGTTGGTAGGTCCTGCCAGAGGATCTAGTGCAGGATCTTTAGTTTGTTATTTAACTGATATTACAACTGTAGATCCCATAAAGTTTGGATTGTTGTTTGAAAGATTCATTGATGTCAGTAGAGATGATTTACCAGATATTGATATTGATTTTCAAGATGACAGAAGAGAAATGGTATTTGATTATCTTAATAATATATATGGCAGTGATAGGGTATGTCACTTGGGTACGATTAGCAGATATAAAGCTAGGTCAGCTATTTCAGAAGTTTGTAAAGATATTAAGATGCCACTACCTGATGTTAAAAGTTTGAAAGAAAATATTATCGAAAGAGCACTTGGTGAACCTAGAGCAGATCTCTGTATTCTGGATACTTTGACAGATACTTATGTTGGTAGGTCAATGGTTAATAAATATCCTCTTTTGAAAACTGCTATTGATATGGAGAACCATGCTAGGCATTCTGGAGTTCATGCAGCAGGTGTTTTGGTGACTGATAAACCAGTTAGTCAATATTGCTCAGTCAGTCAATATTCTGCTCAGATTGATAAGAAAGATGCTGAAGCACTTAACTTATTAAAAATAGATGCATTAGGTTTAAGAACATTATCTGTTATTCAAGATATCTTAGATCAGATTGGATGGAGTAGATCAGATTTGTTTGATAGTCCACTGGATGACCAAAATGCTTTTGATATTTTAAATGATCAGAAATATGCAGGTATATTCCAGTTTGAAGGATATGCATTGCAGAAACTTACAAATGAAATGAAAGTCAGAAAGTTTGATGATATTTCAGCTATTACATCTTTAGCTAGACCAGGACCACTTAATTCTGGTGGCACTGCTCAATATGCCAAAAGAAGAACTGGTGAATTACCAGTTGAATATATTCATCCTATCTTAGAAGAAATAACAAGAGAAACTTATGGTGTAATTGTTTATCAAGAGCAAGTTATGATGATTGTCAGAGATATTGGCAAAATGTCTTGGAAGGATGTATCAGCTATTAGAAAGGCTACTTCTAAATCTTTAGGTAAGGAATTTATTGATAAATACTTTCAAGATTTTAAAAGAGGTGCAGCTGATTTTGGTGTTTCAGAAATAGAAGCTAGAAACATTTGGGATCACATTAATACAATGGGTGCTTATGCTTTTAATAAATCTCATGCAGTTGCCTATGCAATTGTTAGTTATTACTGTTGCCTATTGAAATCTAGATTCCCACTGGAATTTGCATCTGCAACATTACGTAATTCTAGAGATGATGAACAGACTAATAACATTCTTAAAGAATTAAAAGAAGATGGTTATTCTTATAAGATGTATGACAGAGAAAAATCAGAAGTAAACTGGTCTGTAAAAGATGGTGAACTAATCGGTGGATTTACTATGATTAAAGGTATAGGCCCTAAAATGGCTGAAGATATGGTTAGAAGAAGATCTATGAAACAGATTTTTACACCAAGACAAGAAGAATTATTAACTGGTAAAAAACGAATCACTCCTGCGAATCAGTCTAAAAAACTAGATAACTTACAATCTAGACTTTTGTAAGTCATTGTTTTTGTTAAATAACTTAGCTATTTACATTTAGGACAATTGTGCTATTATAATGTTATAGAAATTCAGAAAGGGAAAAACATGTACACATACGATGACAATACTTTTTCAGATCTTCATAAAGAAGTTTATGGTTTTAGACCAAAAGCTGATGGTTGGGCAGATTGGACATCTAGAACTCCTCGTCAAAAGCAAGAATTATGGAATGCTCTTAGTGATGAGTTAGAGGTGGTAATGAAAGAGGAGAAGCTTGCAAAAGATCGTAAGACTCAAAACTTTGAAAATCGTGTGAAGGAAACTTTATCTCTTGGTGCTAAAACAAGAAAAGATGCAATCAGATGGATATTCCAAGCTGACAACATTGATACTACAGATGGTCAATTTGCAGGATATGCATGTTACTTGTTAGGATTACCATACTCTTATGAGGAAGAATTTCGAGCAATAGTGCAATAACGCACAGTAACATAGAAAGGAGAACCTACCTGAGTAAGTAGCAAAAAGGCTCACCAGATTTAGAAAGGAAAGAAAATGAATAAAGAAATCGGAAATGTAAAAGAAATCATGAACCAAGCAACTGTTGATTCAATTGCAGAAATCAGAGCAGAAAAAGCTAGGTTAACTGAAATCGAAAATCGTCTAATGGATAATATTAAAATGCAAGGTATAGGAACTTACAATGGAACAGAGCATTACATTACTGTTTCTGAAGCTGACAGAAAAACACTTGATATGAAAGCTGTAAAGCAAAAACTCTCAAGGCAGTTTATAACAGCTAACACAAAAGTAACTTCTTATATCACAGCAAAGATCTTTGGATATACAAAGAAGAAAGTATCATAATGAGAGTGTTACTTATAACATTAACCATCTTATCTGCTTGTAAATCAACAGATAAGGTGGAACTTATTCACGAAAAAGAAATACATCAAATGAATAGACAAGAAGTAATTAATGCTATTCAAGATTGTAGATCGGCAAATCTTAGATCCGTTCTAACACATGCAAGAATTAAGACAATGGGTAGAAGCATACCCATCGTTGTTGATGTATATTGTGCTCCATTTTAAGAAAGGAAATCAAATGACAAAAAGAAAATGGACAGTGGGCAGACCACCTCGTAAAAATGGCAGACCAATTGGTGCAAAATGGGATAAGGCTGTTTTGTATTGGGTAAATTATTTATCTGGTAAACCATTTGATCAAATGATTGGTTTTCCAGGCAATATGAATATATGGGTCATTGTTGGACACAAATGGGTAACTGTTTCTGCAACTCAAAACCACAAGATTTGTACACCTGCAAAAGCTAAAATTAAAAAATCTAGATGGGATGACATTGTTAAAAGCCTATCTTCTAGTGACTACATCAGAAGGCATGGTGGTGACGTTGGCATTAGAGAGGTGGTTTAAAATGGAAACGATTACTGTATTTGGTTTAATGATGGTTGCCTTTTTTAACTCATCAGAAGCTTGTCAAAAATGGACAGACGATACTTATAGTAAAGAATTTGGTTATGCTTGTTTTGAATTAGATGGGTTCTATGGTCAGTTTTATGCAGACGAATATCCAACTCTACAAGAATGCATACAAGCTTCTGAGTTTTACTATGGTAAAAATGAATGCTTTAAAAAGTTTTATCAAGTCATGAAACCACCACTACCTAGACCAGAGATACTATCATGAAAATAACAAAAGCACCATTTGGAGATAGGTACTGTTTATTGACAGTGCCTAATCTTGATACAAACAAAATGGAGATACTAAACACATTACCATCTTACAAAAGATGGATAGGTAGGGATCTGTTGTTTCAACCAACATCTGCATCACTTGGTAGATTACATAAGTTTTTTCCTGATATCGAATGGGATGATGAAGTTGTGCATCATCTTGATCATTATATTGAAACTTTAAAAACAGCAGAAGAAATAAGAAATAAAAAAGAAAATACTCCAGAAACAGATGATTTTATTTTTAAGACTGAACCTTTTGAACATCAGAGAAAGACGTTTTATTTATCTAGGGATCAGAAAGTATTTGCCCTGTTAATGGAACAAGGAACTGGTAAAACAAAAGTTGTTATTGATAATTCAGCTTATTTGTATTCCAAAGGTGAAATCCAAAGTTTAGTTGTGATAGCTCCAAATGGAGTACATAGAAACTGGATTAGAGAAGTAGAAACACATTTACCAGACTGGTGTAAATGTGAAATCACCTATTACAGATCTGGTATGAATAAAAAAGAAACAGAAGCTTTTGTGAATGTTTTAAACTCTAGAGATTGTCTAAAGATATTTACTTTTAATGTTGAAGCTTTTACTTCACCAAGTGCAGTTAACTGGATGGAAAGAATATTATTAAGCAATGAAGTTATGCTTGTTGTAGATGAAAGTACCAGAATAAAAACTCCTAGTGCCAAACGAACTAAGCTTATTACCAAGTTTGGCAAGAATGTAAAGTATCGTAGAATATTGACTGGAACTCCCATTACTAAAAATGCAGCTGATGTTTATGCACAGTTTAAGTTTCTAGATCCACAGATTCTTGGGTATGATTCGTTTTATAGTTTTAGAAACCAATACTGTGTCATGGGGGGATTTGAACAAAGACAGATCATTGCCTACAAAAACCTAGATGAACTGAGCAGAAATGTAGAAGGTCATTCTTTTAGAGTTTTAAAGAAAGATTGTCTGGATTTACCACCTAAGATTTATCAAAGGCATTTTGTTGAAATGTCAGAACGACAAAAGAAAATGTACAACACAATGAAGAAGGGATTTATTGCTGAGTTAGAAGGAAATGTTATTGAAGCTCCAGAAGCCATTACAAGGCTTCTCAGACTGCAACAAATACTTTGTGGATGGTTTCCTACCGAAAATGATAGAGTACAGCCTATAGACGAAAAAAATCCACGAATAGAAGCTTTGAAAGACATATTAGATGGTATTGAGTCTAAAGTAATCATTTGGGCAAGGTTCAGAGCCGATATAAGAGCCATAGAGAGGTTATTAGGAGATTTAGCTGTTAGTTATCATGGGGATGTTGATTCGGATGCCAGAGAGCTTGCAATTGATCGTTTTCAGAAAGATCCTGCTATAAGATACTTTATTGGTACTCCACAAGCAGGTGGAACTGGATTGACGTTAACAGCTGCTGAATATGCTATTTATTATTCAAACAGTTTTAATTTAGAAGAAAGATTACAATCAGAGGATCGATGCCATCGTATCGGAACTAAAAACAATGTCACTTATATCGACATAGAATGCCAGAAATCTATCGACAGTAAAATTATCAAGGCATTGAGAGATAAGAAGAACATTGCAGATATTATAACAAAAGATCCAATTTCAATATTTTTAGAGGAGCAAGATAATGAGTGAAAAACAATTTTGGAAACATTTAAGGGAAAACCTACCATTTAAAACCTACAGAGTAGAAAACAAAGTTATGATAGGGATGCCTGACGTACATTATATTAATAAAGGTAACTCAGGTTGGATAGAATTAAAGTATATGCCAGAATGGAAAAGTAAAAGAGTTTCGACTGGATACCAATTGCATCAGGCATTATGGGCAAAAGAACACATAAAACATGGTGGTACAAACTGGATTATGGTTAGAGTAGATAGGGAGTTTATAGGTTTAATACATGGTAAGAACTCTGTTGAATTATATAATCGACCTACAATGAGAGATTTTTTAGATATGTGTATGTTTTATAAAAGAGGTAAAATGGACAAAGACAACTGGGCAGAACTATCCCACACTATTCTGAATCCTTTTCCTCTAAAGATTTCTGCCTAATTAGTTTTTTCTGATAAGCTCTTTCAGCACTATTTAATTTTTTATTAATTCTTTTGATTTCTTTCTCAGACCAAAAGACATATGGCTTGCCATCTAAATTTAAATATAAGTGCTGATTGTTTTTCAGTTTTATTTTTCGATATCTAGGGATGTTCCGTTTTTCTTTGAATAAGCTGTTGCACCCATGAATACAGATACGATACCTAAATTAGCTATGACATATGTAGATATCAAAGCTGTACACATTTCTATTCTAGATTCTGGTATAATCGGAAGCAAACACAATACGATTAACGCAATAGAAGAAATAGAAGAAACCCAACAAATTAATCTTTGTTGATCCATATGTGAATCTAAATTTTCATTCATATTTCTTTGGTGCTCTAGTTGTTCGATTTTGTGAGCCATAGCCATTTCGCCATCACTAATTGTTCCATTATTATCCAAGTCAAACTTTTCGTATTGAGAACCTTTTTGTAATTTCTTTTGTGTCATGTCATTCTCCTATTTTATAAGCAACCATTTTGGTGGGAATACTGTACTCCAATAAAAAGCAAACAGAACTATAGCTATTAATATTATATCTCTTTCACTCATTTCATCAAATTCAAAGGATCATCTCTTGCCACTATTGAATATATAACAGCAGCAATTACAATAAAGACAATTCCAACTAAACCAATAAAAAAATATTTTGCTAGTTCCATTAATTCTTCTTGTTGTTGTCTTTTTACCCTTATCTGTTCTTTTCTAGCTGCTTTCGCTTCTTCAATACGTTTATTTCTTTCTGTTAAAATCGATTGCCAAGTTCCATGTCCAAATCTTTGATCTATAAGAACTGATATATTATATAGTTCTTCAGCTGCTAATTTTGCGTCAATAACCTCATGAGCCACTGACTTTACACCAAACTGTTCAGCTAGAGATACTCCATCTTTCTTGTTTCTTCTTTTATCAACTTGCTTTTTGCCTTCAAACAAATCATCTATCGAACCTGCAATTTCTGATATATCTTTACAAGTATTAATATTTTCTTTGATAAATGCCACACTTTGTTTAACAAGTTGAATACCTGCTACTACATCACCTAATACCATTTTATTGCCTTATTGTGGAGTGCTTACTGCTCTTTGAATTTTTTGAACAGTTTCTTGATCTATATCACCAATTAATTCTGATACTGTTGGTGAATCCATTGAAGTTGTTACACCCATTTCCTCACCTGTAGGAACACTAGCTTCTGCTCCACCACCCATTAATGTAGGAACTATTTCATTTAAAGAAGTTACATAATCTAAAACTGGCTCTAATATTTCTTCATCTCTACCTGCAATTGTTAACAATCTATTAATATGAAATGAAGTTGATCTAGGATTCTTAATCATTTTTGGTGCAGAATTGGTTAACCAAGTAATAAACTTTTCATTAGTCAATAATTTTGCAGATGCGAG